CTACCAAACCCCCACTTCTTTAATGCCAGAGCTTTTCTTGTAGGTCTACCCTTTTCATCTTTCATCGGACCCTTCATCCCTGCAAACCTAGCAGCAAAAGAAACCCTACGAGGATTTGTACCACTGCGAACAGGAGGTTTAAGATTCGCACCTTCTTTGCGTTTAAAATATTTCCTACCTGCCTCAGTCAACCCACCTGATGGACTCTTGTGTATCTTTCTCATGTTGCGTACCTTTCTAGAAAAAAATGTGAGTGAGTCACCACTGTCACTATGTAACGCGCAGTTTTTGACCCCACCCCCGTCACGTCAAGTCGATTGACACTTTAATGTCCCCAGCTACCTGCACCTGCGAGCGGTCTATAGGCTTAAACCCTGCACGATCTAACAGATCCTTCGAGGCTTCAAGCTGCACGTACTCTGACTTAGCCCCAGATGCTAACTGCACAACTCGACCCAGTGCTTTAGCTGCATTCATTCCAAACGCATCACTCATTGCTTCCATCAAGTACTGTCGCACATGTGCAGTTTTCATCGCCTTGTATGCAGAAACCCTGCCGCTATTGCCTTGAGCGTATCCTGCCTCATGTGCAGCTTGTGTAAGGTTGCCGCCATTTGCTACAAACGCTTCAACCAATCGACGCTGTCTATCAGTTAGATCGCGCTTAGCTATGTTTACCATTTTGTGCTCCTGTAGTCACGCTAAAGCCCCCCTCTCCCTCTCTCCCCCCAGTGATAGCATGAAGTATAACAGCTCTGTCAACGCACAAATTGCACGTGCGCTACAACTTTCTACCTGAGGAGCATACTACAAAGGATCTAGACCGCCTAGTTTTCTTTCTTCCTCACTCCAGTGGCGTCTTAGATCATAGCGTATTCCCCGTGTTCCAAGCTGCGGTCATCCTCGTCAAAGACCTTGACAACAGGGAAAAGTCATTCGCAACAACTTCCCTCTTGCACTGGCGATAGTGCTCTTGCGATAGCTGTGTCTAGTTGCGGTTAGGTCAACTTGTGTGGGAAGAGGTTGCGAATAACAACCTGTCAGTGGACAGGTTTTCCATGTTGTCTTGTTAAGGTCTGTGTCGAGGATGGTCCTCGCAAATGAAACAAGGAGAATACACATGACTAAGAAGCAACTTACACTCGTTGAAAGAAAACTAGCCGTTCTAGATTATTTTCACTCTACTCAGGATGTTGTACCGAACGAGCAATTTATTTCGGGCATTGCCAGAGACGAATGTTACACTTCAAACAATTCACTGGTCTACAAGAAGAAGATGTTGGCTGACAAGTTAGCAGACTACGAGATAGCACTGGAAAATGGACAAACAATCAAAGCAGATGCGATCCAAAAGCTGATAGACAACATCGAGGTTGAGCTTAACTTGCTTGAAGAGCGTCACCAAGCTGACCTGAGTGTCTACGAACAAGTAACAGGACAGTCTTGGGAACCTGCCCCAAGACGAGTGAAACCAGCTATGTCCTCAGAAAGACTAGCTCAACTAAAGGCAAAGGTGGCTTAGGCCACCAACCCTTTGGGGCAGCTACCAAGCTGTCCCTTTTTTTGTGGGTGCAGGGGGGGTAACACTTCGCGTCAGCACTCAAACTTTGACGCAGCTACAACAGAGGAGAGTAGCGAATGAAAAAAGCATTTGATATTATGGTAGAGCTATTAAAAGCTGTTATCATATTTGGGTTACTATTTATATTTATATCAGCATTAACATAAGGAGTTAAACATGTTGGACTTTACTAATCCTACTTGGGATTTCCCAGTAGAACTACAAGAAACTTTTGATCGCAAAGGTAATAAAATTAAAGGCAATCGTGTGGTTGTACGCACTGACACTGGCGAACACATGAGTCGTGGTGTTGGGGACAAGTACAAGATCATTACACACAGTGATGTAGTCAACAGCATCATGGATTCTATTGATGATGTAGCTAATACTCTTGGTACTGCATACGAAGAAAAGATACACATCATTGATGGTGGTCGTAAGCTACGAGGTGAGATTAACTTTCCTGATTGGAAGATTGAACCAGTAGTAGATGATATAT